CGGGAGCTGCCACGAGGCCCGCGCTGTTGACCTGTTGCGGGTTCATCAGCCACGCCGGGTTGCGCACGTTGCCGAGCGTGCCGGTGAGCAACGCGCCCGAGAGCGCCTTGATATCGCCGGTCAACGCGGTGAAACCGCCGCCCGCCGTCGGCGTCAGGCCCGAGACGCCGTTGAGGATCCCGGCCGGTCGAATAGTCGTCGCGGGATTCGTGTCAAGCAAGATCGCGTCGAGCGAGACCGCCGTGTCGACTTGGATGGCGTCGCGCAACAGACCTTGGATCGCCGGGATCGAGTGCTCGTCGATCTCACGCGTCCATGTCGTGATGACGGCCATCTTTTTCGGTGTGAGGGTTTGCGAGGTGAACGCACCTTGACGCACCGGGATCGGCAGACCTTCACCGACGAACGAGCCCGCGATGGTCGGCGTTCGCGAGCGGGTCGGAATGATGACTTTGCCGTTGCGGCCGAACGTCAGCGTGAGGCCCATGCCCGACAATCGCGGATACACCGATTTCGGCATGAGCGTTTGCATGAAGTCGACGACGATTTGCTGCACGAGCTCTTGCGCCCATCCGACGACGGTCGACATGGCGGGCGCGGTTGCCGCCCGCATTTGCCAATCGACGACGGCGCGCGTTGCCTCGTCGTCGCCGAACGCGGTGCGGACGATCTCGGCGACCGGCATCCGGTCGCGGTGCGCGACAATGATCGCCGCGCCAGCGCGGCAGAATATGTCGAGCGGCGAGAGCTTTTTCGTTGCGACGTTGAACGGCCGCGACGAGCTCATCGCGGTCGAGGCGTTGGCCGCCGCCGCTGTTCGCGGCGCGGTGACGAGCGCGCGCGAGCCGCCGTCGCTGCCGAGCCCGAGATGCTTTTCGCTATCGCGCAGCGACTCGAGGTTACGGTCAGCCTTGACGATCTCGGCGTTGAGCTCTTGCCGGGTTTCGAGGTCGGCGTCGGTGACGTTACTGTCGTCCGACTTGTCCAGAGTGGCCGCGAGCTTGTCGCGGGCTTCGAGCAACCGTTGCTCCGCATCCTTGATGCGTTGTGCAAGCGTTGACATGGTTTTCGACTTTCCATTACGGGAGGTTTCGGCTTGCTCGCCGTTACGCCGCACGCGGCGCGTGGTGCGTCTGTCGGCGTGCTTGCCGAACACCATTTGCAGCGTTGCGTCGGAGACGTTCAGATTCTTGGCGACCGCGAGCGCGTTCGGGTTCGCCGGGATCGAGACGAGCGACGTCTCGATGAGCTCTTGCTTGAGATACTTGAACGGGCCGAAATACGCGTCGGCCGTTTCGTCCATCGTCTTTTTTTCTATCGGCAGGAATCCGACCGATACGGCCTTGAGGATCCCGGCCTCGACGAGCTTGCGCAGCTCGTCGATCCGTTCGCTGGTGCCAGCCGGGGCGAGCTGCAAGTGACCGCGCAGCGCGCCGTTCTCGACATGCAGATCCTTCCAACTGCCAATGGGAAAACTGGAATTGTGCCCGAACAACGCTATCGGGTTGCGCTTGAAATTGCCGAGCTGCCAGCCCTCGGCCGAGATCACGTCGCCGTAGCGATCCGGCGTCTCGTCGCTCAAGACAAAATCGAGGCCGTCGGCTTTCGCCGAGGCGTGCGTCTTGCGGACGACAACGCCGTTGTTGCCGTGCCGCTCGTCCCAAATGTTTTGACAGGTATCCTCGTCGGCCTCGTCGGTGCAGCGGTCCATAAAATCCATGTAGGACTCGTCGTCGTCGGGCGGGTCGATATCGGCCATGACGTGCGCTCCAGATTTTGCGATTCAATTGTGGCGGCCCTTGCAAACAAAGGACTCGCACTCACGGAATCGGAGCTAACCCCTTGATCGATTCCGTTTCGACAACAGCGAAAATGTAATTGTGGCAGGTTTGCAAAAATAGTTTGCGTGACGGATCAATGGTGTTGACTCGCTAACCCATTGACGAAAACGCAAATCGAAAAGTCGCAAAAATTTCCGTGGTAAAATCTTTTTGTCAGTCGGGATCAGCCCGATTGATGCGGGCCGAGTTGCCCGGGTTCTTTGACAATCAAATCAGACAGGAGAACGTGCAATGGCATTCGTGCCAAAGCCATATGTGGTTTACGTCACGATCACACCGACCAAAGCAAACGGCTTGCGAGAGACCATGACAAGCCGAGTCGGACCAGCCGCCAGCATCGACGACGCAAAGCGCATCATCGCCAGCGATAAAAAGGCGATGACCGAAACCTACGGCAACATGATCGAACCGCCCGGCATCAAGGGCCGGACGTATCAGATCTTTGAAGCCAACTGGAACGACGTCACCGTGACCGCATAACGAACCGGCCCGCTGATCCGTCACGATCAGCGGGCCCCAACTCACAACAAGGAGTCTCGACAATGCAAGACACTACCGCAAAGCTCGCCGATTGCGAAACCCGCATGAGGCGTTGGCATACGCGCTTAACCCGCGCGAGCAACATGCTGCAAAAGCTCGAACGGCAACGCCGCCGCCTCTTGCTGCAACAGCACGTCGGCGTCGGGCAACCGAAACCGGCGAAACCGAAAGCGGCCGGGCGTCCGCGCGCCAGCGTCGCGCTTGCCGATCTCGGCAAGCCGGTGATGGCGACCGCGATCAAGGAAGCCGCCGAGGATCTTGCGATCCCGCCGTTCTTGGATCGCAAGGATCCGCTGATCGCCGAGCGCATGACGGCAGCACGCAAGGCCGCCGAGGCCGAGGCGCGCAGCCGGATGCCGCTCAACGAACGCGCCGCGCTTGACCTGATCCGAGGCAAAGGCAATAAGCGCAAGGCAAACGCCTAACGCTCGGACGTCTCGACAACACGAAACCGCGCCCCCTGACCGGGGCGCGGTTTTATTTTGGCTGCGCCGCGCACGCGCTCCGATGGATCGCCGGGGTCAGATAGTTGCCGACCGGGTTTGAGTCGAAGCCGGGGCCGCCCATGCCGAGCACGTCGCCGTCGCAACTCGTACGCCGCGCGAGATCGTAGAGGATCGCGAGCGGCGGGATCAGCGCGACCGGCACGGCGGCCGGTTGCGTTGCGACGGCGGGCGGCCGCTTGTGGATCACGACATGCGTGCGGTGCCGCGCCAGCGTGTGCGACGGGATCAGCACGACCGCGAGCGCGATGCTGACGGCGAGGATCTTCACCGACGCCCCCGCGACGCCGCCGCTGCCGCGACCGCGCCGTTGGTCTCGATGGCGACGGCAAACTTGCAATCCTCGCGTTGCACGACCGGGTGTTCGCGCGAGCCCGAGCGGAATTTGATCCACGCTATTGCGCGCGTCCATAGTGACGAGATCACGATGCCGCTGTCGGGGTTCGCCGTCACGGTGATCTCGTCGCCGCTGTCGTCGAACAGATCGTTGTAGAGATTGCCGTCGGTCGAAACCTGAAACGTCAAATTCGCTTCGGTAAATTCCTGGGGCACGGTGATGCGCACGATCTCGCCCGCCGAGCAATCGACGCCCTCGGATAAAGATTCGCCGCGCGGAATTGTCGGGCCGTCGATGATTTCAAGCGACATGGTTTAGAGCTCCCCGTTTTCGAGTTAACCGATCAGCGTCGATAGGTCGACGTGCTTTTGCTGGCGATGGCGAGCGCGCAGACCCATGAGCATCGCCAGCGCCACCGCGCCGTCGATGCGAAAACGCGACTTGTCCTTGTCGAGCTTGCGGCCCCCGGCCGGATCCATGACGGCGATCGCGTTCGCCATGTTCCAGTTCAGACATGGGTGGTTCGGATGCACGAGCTTGCGCTCGACCACGGCGGACTCGAGCGCGTCAATCGCCGGGGCCATGTCGCGAAACCCTTGGCCCCACGGCACCAGCCGCAAACCGTCGCGCGGCATCACCGTGGTCGGCTTGCTCGGATCCTGTTCGTTCTCGTCCTTGTAGGCGCGGAAGCCGATGCGGTCGAACTCGCGCAGCACGTCCTCGATGCGCCAGCGGTCGTAGGCCATCGCGCGCACATGGTAGCGCCCGCACAACTCGGCGATGCGCCGGGCTATTGCTTCCTTGTCGATGGCGCGGCCGCGCGTCGCTTCGATATGCCCCGCTTTTTCCCATTCAACGTAACGGTAGTTTCCCGAGCCGAAGTCGCGGAATGATTGCTCGGCGAGCTGGTCGGCGGGCTTCCAGAAAAACGCCTTGACGCGCGCGACGTCATCGTCCGAGCCCATGAGCAAAGCCGACAGGTCGAGCGTGTTCGAGAGATCCAGCGCAAGGTAAACAGCCTCCCCGGGTGTGAACTCAGGCTGGCCCGCGCACGCCATCCACTCGGCGCGGCTGATCAGGATCGACGCGGGCGAGATCCGTTGATTGAGCAAAAGGTTGCGCACCTTCGGCTCGTCGGCGGGCATCCGTTTCGCCTTGTCGATGGCCGCCGCCAGATCGTCGTAATCGCGGAACACGCCAAGCGCCGGGTTCGCCTTTTTCCATTGCGCCTTGTCATCGAGATCGCAGCCCTCGTCGGCGGCGTGCAATTGGCAATAGATGGTCGGGTCGACGCCCGCTTGCCCGTCGTCGATCAATTGCGACAGGATATGTTCAGGGTCGTTCGATTGCGTCGAGAGCACGATGAACAACGGTTCGTGACACGCGCCGAACGAGGTATCGAGCACGTCGTAGAGGTCGCGGCTCTTGGCTTGCGCCAGCTCGTCGTAAATCACGAGGCTCGGCATGTAGCCGTGCTTGGTCCCGGCCTCGGCCGAGATCGCGCGATAGATCGAGCCGAGGCTGCGCACGAGCATCGTTTTGGTCGAGTTGATGATCTCGACCTTTTGGCGCAGCTCTTTGTCGGCCTCGACGATCTGCCGCGCGAACTTGAAAATGATCGACGCCTGATCGCGGTCGTTTGCAGCGGAGTAGATCTCGCCGTTCGGCCGCGCCTCGGGCCCGACAAGGTGCGCCAGCGCAATCGCGGCGATCAGCGCGGTCTTGCCGTTCTTGCGCGCCATCGACAAAATTGCGCGGCGCACCACGCGGCGGCCGTCGGGCAGCGACGGCTCGTAGATATTGCGGATAAACTTTTTCTCGAACGGCAGCAAAACGAACGGCGTGCCCGCGCCGGATCCGCTCGGGATGACGAGCTTTTCGATAAAGCGGATTACTTTGTCGGCGCGCTTTTTGCCGCTCGCCGTGCGCTTAACCGTTGAGTAGGTCAGCGAACTTGCTTTCCTCACCGGCACCCTCGGGCGGCGTTGTCAATCGTGATCGCGCCGACGGCGTGAACCCGAACTCGGTCGCGTAGCGCACCATTTCGTGCGCGGCCTCGCGCATGGTGCGGATCAGCGGGTTTTGAAATGGCGTGCCCTTGTCGTTGCGGATCACGAGCCTGTCGAGCTTTTGAAAGCGCGCCTCGGACGAGTTGAACGCCTCGACCGCCATGCGCCATGTCGCGTATGCGTTGCAGTAAGCGGCGAGCGGTTGCGTGTCGACGCGCGTCATCAAGCGCATGTACCGGAGCTCGGGAACGACGCGATCCCATTCCTCGCGCGCGTAGCCGACGAGCATCGAGGGCGCATCGGTCGGCATCGGATCCCGGCGCGGCTGCGGCTCGTGTTTGTTGAGGCCCTCTTTGCGCGGATTGCCGCGCAGCAATTTGAGCGCGGTCGGCGCGGGCTGAAAACCGCGTTTTCCCATCGGTTTCTAGTCCTTTGTTTTCATTTGAGAAAAAGTCGCGGGCTAAATAGTTCGAC